AGGTTGTGGCAAGACAGCCACACGATGGAAGTATTCATTCCATTCATCGATGTTATTTCGATGATATGGTAGAGGAACCCATCGCGCCCTAAATTTCCTGGAAGGCTTACTCACGTTGGATTGAAAATCAGCTTCGGAACGAATATTTCGTTTCTCCGCTTGAATCAACCAATGTAAGTAGGCAATGTCGTCAGATCCACGCTTAGGAGAAGAAGTAAAGCTCTTAGCTTTAACTTCTACCCTTTGCAAGGAAGGGTTCCAACGCCTTGGCAGATGAAAGTTAGTACAGTCATCGCTAAGCAGAGAACCCTCGCCAAAGAGAACGGATGGATTCAAATTCAAGATCTTACGTACTAGAAAGGAACGTAAGACACTGAATCCCCGTTTGAAAGCCTCATTGGCGACGTCGACATAACCTTCTGAGTAAGCGACCTGTCCTCGTTCAAGACGAACATCAATATGCGCGCTGTACTTCCGACTCACCCTCAAAGGGGTTATATCGTATCCGTCAATACCTTCAGTTCCGCAACTTTCGCGGAACCAATGGTCTCGAAGGAAGTAGGATTTTAACCGATTTACGGAAAATCCTAACTGAGAAAGTACGTTGCACAAGAGATGTGCGCTCTCATAAGGAACGATAAGGTCATCCCCATAGACCGAAAATCTATGGGGAACTCCAGTCTGCTCAGTCACATACTCGCATACAGATGCAAAGATCAACGTTTCAATGGGAAAGCATAAAGCTGAACCCATTGGGGCGTATTTCTTTAGGCGAATAACACGCCCATCTGGAAGCAGGGTTTCAGATGATCTTGTAGCCCTAAGATAGGGTAGAAGATCAGTGCCTGAAAATAGCTTCTTCACGAGTTTGTAACTCACTGAATCGCTAGCACTTGATAAGTCAATAGTCGCTAAATTGCGACGTCTTGATCCGATCAAGGCTAGACGCGCATTCCTAGTTTGGTCATTAAACGACATTCGTCTGGCCAAATAAGGAGTAGCGTGCACGACACGATGGATTTCAGCTGCAATACCCTCTTGTAAAAACATGAGGGTCGCAGGTTCCAAGGAGATTGTTCTAAAAGTTTTATAGCTTTTAGCAACAAAACGAGTTCTAGACCGGCGTTTGAATTCCGGTCCACTCATCCAAGAAACGTCACCGAAGACATGACGAGTTAGTTTATTAGAAGAAAGTAGATTATACTTATCTTCTATAACTTTCCCTACATGTTTTTCTGCGACAGATCCGGACCCGTGGAAAAATGAAAGTCTATCGATGTCAAAAGGTTTCATCCAAGCCTTAATGATAACATTAAGGTCTTGAACGAGGCTTTCAGGATAATTGAGGATAAATGAATCCTCAATCTCCATATAAGCCTCAAGACATTCTTTTTCTAGATCAATATCAACAAGACTTAGACGAGTCATATAGCTAAAAAGCTGATATAATCGTCGAGCCGAGTTGATATCACTAGATGCTAACCCCTGTATATCATCTTTGAGCAAATGCCAAAGATGAGGAGAGATACGCGCAAGAAGGTCTTTAAAGCCTTTAGTTTCCTTCCAAATAATTTTGGAAGTGCATTCAGCGCTAGCTTGTACGAGATCGTATACATCCCTATTAAACATGTCGTTTAATAATCGTGTAGCAGATCTCTTAAAGCCAGAAGTAGGAAGGTAATTCAGATCACAGAGAAGGCATATAAAATGTTGATACACCTCCATGACTGTGTCAGAATCATTCGAGCTAAGCTCGACCCCTGACCTCCTGAGGGGGCGCTTGCATGAAATGCAAACGTCTTCCAAGGTTAGAATAATCTGGCATGGTCTCATCAGTAGCCTCCTTACACGCCTAGTGCTCTTGCAACAAGATCGAGGGTTTGCTTGATATCAAGAAAACCCTGGATCAGCACAATAAGCCCCATACCTGCTAGTAATGCAATGCATATACCAGTAAAGTATAGAGGGGCATTATTGGTTTGCGAGACGCCTCCCACTGGGAGGTTATCACTAGACATCGGAGGGGACCAATGATCCCCGAACGAGTTTGTCGAACCTAGTGGTCAGAAGATCACCGGTTTCAAACAAACCGCTCACGAGCCGGCCGACGACTGCCTCTAATCTTGCACCTGTCACATATTCGGACAGGGGTACTTTCAGTACCAAATGACAAGAGATAGGCAATTCAACTCGGTAGGTGGGATCTGCATCATCTGTTACGATCCAGACTTGCGTCAACTGAACCAAAACGGAAACTCCTTTCCGGTTCGGTACGTACGCTGTCGCCTCGACTCCGGTACCAGCGAAAATATTCGCTACCGGACTAACAGAATAGCGGATCTTCTCAGGCGGTACACTTAGATCACTACCAGTGTTATGGACAAGAACAAGTTCTTGACCATTGCCGTTACCTTTGATAGCCCAATCGGCCCCGAAATTTACGAGACCTCTTGGGAAGTCAAGACTGGTAACGCCATCAATGGCAGTGTCAGTGTAACCTAAAGAAAACACCTTGGCCATTACGGATCAGCTCCTTTCGCGATTTAAAGCCGCGATTATTTGATGCGTTGCACAAGCAACGCTCCAGCTTCCAACCAGTGATTCTGGTCGATGAACTGGAATTGGAGATTTGGAGAAGGAGTAGGACAGCCAACGGATGGCCATCGGCGGTAGTTGATCAGGCGCACTTCACCGGTGATACCATTATCAAGGTCACTTAAGGGCGTTGTCAGTATGTCTTTTACTGAACGCACTGTATAAGGACACTTGAATTCTTCTATAAGACTTTTTGTCTCATAGTCGTTAAGGAAATCACCGACTGAGATGAACCAATCAATGGCAAAAGTGAAGGGTATGAGATCCCAAATGTTAGACAATTTGGGTAACATACCGATCGAATCGATCTTCGCACCCAAATTATTGAGTGCTTCTTCACTTGCCGAAACTGCCAGTTTGAGGTGCTGTATTTGTCTAACGGTGACATCACCGATAGCCTCTGACTGCTCATCGCCTGCATACGCAAAGCGATAGGCAGAGTTCTTCATTCTCTTGCGAGAACGTCGAACGGCCGCAACAATTTCAGTTAAATCAGAAATTGTAGGTAGAAGACCAAACTTCACGGCAAGATAATTGCCGGCCCATCCCTTGAGGTACTTTAAGTTCCTCAACTTCGGGATAAGACGAGTTGGATTCTTCAAGTCAGCAATAAACTCTAACATATTAATGTTAGTAGCGTTAAAGCGACTTACGGCCTCACCAGCTAGCTCGCCCCAGTCGGTTAAATCCAATGTGGATTCATTGCCGGCCGCGTAGAGCTTTAGGACAGCACCATCAACAGCGGATTGGATCTGAGCATCTGAGATAACTCTAGATGCCGTGTAAAAATTACACGAAACAGATGCTCCGCCGGACCAGGTAGGATTACTCGCGAGACCTGCAGCTAGGCATGAGCCAAAGTCTTCAGGGTCGCAGTAAAACACCTTTCCAGATGTTGTGACTGTGCGGTGTAGATAAACTTTATTGTCACTAACACTAGTGACGGTATATCTACTCCCAGTGATTCCGGCCCCTCGGCCGGTGGCTCGGACTACGTTCGCGAGGGTAAAATGATACAAAATACCGCCAGACCAACCGATCACATGAACGGTTTGGGTTGCGGCATAAGCACCATGCCCCACGTCGAGTCCAGACACCCCGTAATAGGCGCGAACAGTACCCAAGCTTTTTGCATGGGGATAGTTCGTAGAGCCTGACGGGACAATGCCAAGTTCTGGAGATGATGTCAATATAACATCAGCTTCCACTTTGGCATGTGTCACGAAATTCTCGCGGTTAAAGCCGCGAGATTCCACCATCACTCCCAAGTCACCGTCGAAATTCCTTTTCGAGTCCAGTTGTACAGTATCCCACTGTATCCACTGGTCTTCAAGAAGGATATATCGAGCGCTGGAACTTTGAGATCCCTGAACTGTGATCATAAACCACCCTCCTTCTGGTTGAGAGGCGAAAG